CGTCGTGGTTTCAACGGTGTTGTCGTCCTTGAACGGGCCGTTGTTGAGCGTTAGCGTCTCGTACACAAACGTCGTGGCCGAGGTCCGCTTGATCGCGCCAGGCGCCCAGGATGGATGATTGACGTAGAGCCGATCATAGTTCTGCTGGGTCGAAAGGGTCGGCGCCTGGGCGGCGGTATAGGGCAGCACCAGCTCGAACGGGGTCACCGGATCGCTCTCGATGCGGCCGCCGTTGGTGTAGAACCGCGCCTTGGCCTCGCTGAACTCGACGACATATTCCTGCGTCGTGGAAAAGCGGAAGGCGCCGAGCCAGCTGGCCGTGGCAGCAGCATCGCGGATGTATTCAAACCCGCTGCGCTTCACCAGCGGGCCTTGCGCCAGCGCGATGAAATTCTCGCAGTTGGCGAGGCCATAGGCATAATTGTCGGTATCGACCCGGCCTTGCATCAGGGGATCGATCTCGCCGGCGAGGAACCCGGGGAGAAGGTGGCGCATCAGTACCACCGCCCGCCGAGCCGCGCCTCGATCCAGCTGCTCTCTTCCTGCTGGATCGGGGGGTTTTCGCGGGCGTCCTGCGCCTTGCTGTCGTTGATCGCGTCCTGGTACAGGCGCCAACCCATCGTCACGTCATAGGTCGAGCCGGCAATGCGCTTGCCGATCGTGTACGCGATCCGCTTGGCAAATGCGTCGGCGAAGCCGTCGTCCCACAGTGCCGGTTCGGTCACGTCGACGAGGCAGCGCACATAGAGCGGCGCGGCCGTGTCGCACAGGATCTTGCCGCCCTCGAGCTGGTAGCTGTCGCGTGCCGTGTCGTTCAGCACCTCGAGTAGGCGCAGCGCATCGGCGGGCAGCTGGTAGGCGTAGGAAAACGGATAGGGGACGGCGGCGGCGAGTGCAGGAAGCGCGTCCCGCCGCGTCGCGAAGTTCCACGATCCGTCCCCGATCGTCGCGCGGCGCTGCAGATCCCACACCGCCTTGACGTTGCGGGCCAGCGGCCGATCGTCGTCCGGGCTGGTCAGCCGGGCATCCGTGCCGATCAGCTCGCCGGCGAGGTTCGCAATCTGCACATAGGAAGCCACAACCAAATCCCCCGATCACCCCAAGCCAATTAGACGGCTCAGATCGGGGGCCATTTGCCTGCGAAGATCTTTTCCTTGATCTCGTCGATCAGCACCAAAGTCTCGCCTTTGGTAATCTTGTTCACGTCGATGTTGATCGAGATCGTGTCGCTCTGCGCTTCAGCAGTGCCGGCGGCGACGGTAACGTTCTTCAGATCGACCTTGCCGCGCTGAGCCGTAAACTTGTACTGAGGCATTTCCGTCGCTCCTCATTGGAGTTGCGGGGGGAGTTTGACGCCTCGACGCAGCCTCGCTCCCCCCGCCGGGGCCGGGCTCCTGCCTAACAGGAGCCCGGATCCGGAACTTACTTCACGCTCGAGAGGTGCGTGATGAAGTGGGTGACCACGGCCGCGGCGATCACGCCGGAGACCTTGGCGTAGATGTCTTCGTCGGCCGTCAGCGGGCCGGCGGCAACGGCCGAGGCGAGCGGCCCCAGCGCGGTCGGTACGTTGAGCGCGGTCAGCGTGGCCGCGTTGACGTACTTGGTCGGGGAAGCGATTGTGCCGATCGAGATCGTCACTGCGCCCCAGGTGGTGTCGGTGATCGCCTCGATCTTGGTGACCATCTCGCCGGCGCGCAGGCGGCCGATGAAGATCAGATCGTTCGCGGCGGTCGCGTTGACGTTGTCCTTGGTCGCGACGATCTGCGACTTCTTGGCGTTGACCTGGCGGCCATCGGCGCGATCGGCCGGAGCCTTGGTGCCATCGGCAACGCCGACATACTGCTTTGCGTAGTAGGTAGCCATCGTGTGGATCCTTGTCCTGGCTCGAGCCGCCCGATGCGGCTGTCACGGCCGAAAGGCGGCGGGAGCCGGAGCCCCCGCCGCCGAAATCAGGCTTCGCTGTTGAGGATGATGCCGCAGCGGCCGGCCTGGGTGCGGGTCGCCGCCAGCGTGGTGCCGGCGAATACCTGCTTGGCCAGGACCTTGCCCGGCATCACGTCGATCGACGTGCGCGCGCGCCGCCAGAAGTTGGCGCGGATCCCGCCCTTCACCCAGAACGGGGTCTTGCGATAGCCGCTGCCATCGACCGAAAGAGCCGAAATCGTGCCGAGCGCCGGGTTCGCCAGCTCCATCGGGATGATGTTCCAGCCCAGCAGCTTGCGCAGCACGCCATCTTCGACCACGCCGCCGAACGCCGCCTTGAAATCCTCGCTGGTCGCGGGGACTTCGGTCAGGAGATCGTCGTTCTGCTCGGCCGTCAGGACCATGTAGCGCGGCAGCGTCATGTCGACGTAGCCCTGCATCAGCATCTTGTTCGCCGCGCGCAGCTTGGCGACGTTCATGCGCTGCGCGCCGCTCGCGCCGCCAGTGGTGACGGGCACGATCTGGCCGGCCGGGAAAGCGGTCTGCGTGGTGCCGTCCTTGCCCGAGATGATGCTGCCGTAGAAGCCCTCGAGAATGCGGCGATCGTAGGCGCGCTGCAGGACGCCGGTGGCGGCCATGGTATAGGCGCCGGTCAGTTCGATGGCCTGCGAGATGTTGTCGCTGTCATCGACCAGGACGGCATCATAGAGCTCGTTGGTCTTGGCGAGCCACACGCCATCGTGGGTGTTGTTGTTGTACTTGGTGTCGCCGTGGCGTTCATCGGCTTCCTGCGGCGTGTTGTTGCCGACCAGATCCTTGACCTTGATCTTTTCGGCGCCGATTTCGTCGGTCACGTCGACGGCCATTACCAGCGCCGACTTCTGCTGCTGCAGCACGAGCTCGACGTTGTTCTCGAACTTGACCTGGAAGGTTGCGGGTACGTTGACAGACATGGGCCTGCCCTTTCGTCAAAACGGGGTTGATCCGGATTGCGAAGGGCTAAGGGGCCACATGGCCCGGCCTCTCTATCGTTTAACGCCCGCGGTCGGCGGCTGCTCGGCAGCTAGGCCCGGGGCGACCACCCGCCTCGGCGGGATCGGCTAGGCCGGGACTTCGGTGAATGGCAGGTCATCCCGTTTCCGGAACGACCTGCCATTTGCCCGGCGAAAATGATGGAACCCTGACTCGCCGTCAAGAGCTGTTTCAGCCCCCTCGCGCCTGACGTTCCCGCTCGGCCGCCACGACGTCGAGCGCGCGGTTGTAGCGCGCTGCCTCAGGCGATCCCGGGACCATCACCTTTGCCCCGAGCGTGGTGTCCTTCTTCACGCTGTCGAGGTAGGCCTGCGCCTCGCTCGGCGCCATGCCGAAGCGCTGGCCGCCGCCGCTCCCCGACATCATCACGTCTTCGGACAGGCCCGAGCCGAGCTTCTGGAAAATGTCCATCGCCCGCCCCGCGCCAAGCGCCGAGCGCACCGCCAGGGCTTCATCGCGCGAGAGACCGAGCGCCGCCAGGCCCCGGTTGACGTCCTGCTGCCGCGCCGGAGCCTCTCGCCCCCATTCGGCGACCTTGGCCTGCGCTTCCTGCTGGGCCTTGGCGTCAGCCTGGCCGAGCTCCTCGAGCTGCGCCTGCACGAAGTCCTGCACCAGGGCATCGTAAGCCGCCTTGGGCACGCCGGCCTGGTGGGCCACGCCGGCGAGGCGATCGAGCAGCGGCGCATTCAGCTGAACCGGCTGACCGTCCGGCCCCTTGAGCGGCTGCCCGTCAGCGCCCTTGGGCACCGGCACCTCATAGCCCTTGGCATCGTCGGGCACGCCGATCGCCTTGCGGAAGGTCGAGAGCTCCTCCGCGCTCGCGCCTTCGCCGGGCACCTTGATCCGGCCGCTTTCCCGGACTGCCCGCTGATTGTCGCGAGCGATCTTGGCGAGTGCGTTGACATCGGGAGCACCGATCGACTTCACCCAGTCGCGCAGGCTCGCGTTCTCGCCTTCACCAAGCTCGCTCGACAGCTGCCCATACCACTCGGGATCCGCGGCGCCGCCCTGGCCGCCCTGACCGCCATCCCCGCCGCCCGAGCCACCCTCGCCGCCGCCGGCGCCGCCATCGCCAGCACCGGCACCGGCACCGGCACCGGAACCGGCACCGTCGCCACCGCCGAACACGCCCGAGAAGTCCACGCCACCGTTGCCGCCGGCCGCACCGCCGTCAGAATTCTGAAAGTCCATCGTCTAGCCTCATGAGTTGTTGGACGGCCGCTTCGTCCAGGTTGAGCAGGTTGATGATCCGCATCGCGACTTCACGGCGCCCCTCGCGGCGCGCCATCATCAGCGGATCAGTGTCGAAAATCGTGCCGCTTTCTAGGCCGCAGAACTCACGCAAGTCGGCGAGCACGTGCTCGCCCACCATGCGCAGTTCCCCATTCTCCCCGCGAAACAGCCAGTTGTAGATCCGGCCCCGCGGGATCGCGCTCGCGAACAACTCCTTGAAAGAGCGCGAGAGCATGATCTTGCGGTGGCGCAGCTGATTGGCCGGCGTAACCGCCATATCACGCCGCCTCGCTCAGTTGATTGCCCTTGGCCATCTTCTGGTAGGCATCGGCCGCGCCCTGCAGCTGCTCGACCGTCTGAGCCTGCTGCTTCTCCTCGGCTCGCGCCTGGCGGATCTTGGCCACGTCCTTCGGATCCCGGATGTAGCTCGGCTTCACGCCGATCTCTTCCGCGATGCCCGGCACCATCGCATCGGTGTCGAGGTAGTCGAAGATCGCGCCGCCATCGACCTGGGCGATCGGCGTGATCGCCTCAACGAAGCGCAGCGTCTTGGACGTGCTTTCAGCGCGGGCCATCGCCGCCAGCATGTTGTCGTAATCGACGATCGGCCACGCGCCCGCCTCGCGCACTTCCGCCGGGAAGTCCTCGAGCTGGCCCCAGCGGATCGCGAGATCGAGCTCGCGCTGCGATACCGGGTTCTGCTTCTCGGTTTCGTACCGGCTCGCGTAGGGGCGCACGAGGATGCCCTGCTTGGACATGACCTCGAGCACTTCCGTCGTGGTCATGCGCGAGTTGGGGTCGGTCAGGATCTTGTAGAACTCCTCGAGGAAGGCGGTGCGCAGCTCGCGACGCTCGCCTTCCATCATCTCGAGCGTGATCGGCAGCCCGTTTTCGCCGCCCGGCATGCGCGCGACCTTGGCCCGCCCCATGTCGTCGACCAGGCCGGGGTTCATGCCACCGGGCTTGGTCGCCAGGCGCGTGATGCCGTCCTCGTTGTTGAACAGC